AAGATACAGCTAAAGAAGGTTGGGAGCGTATTGCAGCTAATGACGACCTGCCCTTTAGAGATGATGAACTAGAGTTTGAAGAAAGTAATGATGAACCCCAAGCAACTTTTTCTGAAGGTGACATAGTTGAAGAAGGTGACGGTTTTATTAACGTACCTGAACCTGTGGGTGGCGGTTATGGTGGTTACGGAGGTACAAGAGTATCACCAGGATATGACTTTAAGACGTACTCAAATGCAGACGGTAATGAAGTTCGTATATACTTCTATAATGGTAGACCTTTAAGTAAAATACCTGAAGGTTATGAAGAATTTGAAGTAGGAGAAGTTGCTACAGCACCTGTTGCTACTGTTACTTCTAGTGCAAACAATGATGATAACAAGTGGGCTAGACAGGCAGGTCTTAGTTCTAGTGCTTCAAATGAAGAAATACTATCATTGATGGATCAAGAAAAAGGCTACTGGAATACTACACCTGATACGTGGGTTTCTAGTGATTGGGCAAATTATAACAAAAGCATTAACAATAGTATAAAACTAGGTAATTATGATTTAAAGATGAATTTACTAGAGACTGTTGTAACAGGAGTCGCTGGCGCAGCAACAGGTGGCTTAGGCGGTATAGCTATGGCAGCACAGATAAAAGCTGGTAAAAAGAAACAAGCAGAAGCTACTTACAAACTAGCAACTAAGTATATGGACGATGGCATGTATGGTGGTGTAGATCCAAGAACTGTAATAGATGCTGCATTTTCAGCAGGAAGGTTACTAGGAAAAATAGACGAAGGAACAGACTTTAATACGTGGTACAAAAGCACAGACATGGCAAAGGGCGATATTACTAAAGGTATTGCTGGTGTGAAACTACCAGAAATAAATCAAAGTAAAATGTCTGAAGTAAGATCTGCTAATCCTAATGCAGCTACAGCTTGGCAATCAGGTTTGCGTGGTGAGCAGTTATACAACGCTATGCAGCTTCATGTAAGTAGTCTTAGGTCAGGTACGTCTGCTACAGCAGCAGGAGGATATGTTGTAGGCATAGTCGGTGGAAAGGGTAGAGAAGGCATGTTAGCTGACGCTGAAGGTAAAGTTGTACGTTACAGTCCTGAAGGCACAAATATGTCGTACCCTGTATATATGGATGCAAATGGTAAGCAGTATGTTTACACAGGTTTCTTTTCACAAGTTAAAGAAGAAATACCTAGTGGTCAAGAAGTAGATTATACAGACCCTAATCCATCAGGTTCAGAAAATGTAAGTGTTAGACCCATTGTCAGACCTTCAAGCATTGTACCTGAAGATGATGATGGTGAAAATGGTGATGAAGCACCCAATACAAGAGACATTATAGGAAGAGGTGCTGACTTTGATCCTTTTGAAGATATAGGTGTCACACCAACATCCTATGATGATAATATAGTAGGTAGGGACATAGGTAGTGCAGAAAGCATTATGAAAGGTATGGACGCAGTTTCTGGATCAGGAAAAAAGTTTTCTTCCCCAACAGGCAGAGATTTAGGTAGCTCAGATAGTATTGTTTCAGGAATGGATGCAGTTCCAGAAGCAGGAGAGAAAGCTGATGACCCTGATCAAGGTGATCCTAGAAGAACAAACACTGGACCAAATCCTTCTGCTATTACAAGATCACAATCAGCATCAGATAAAATAACTAAAGAAGCTAGTGCTCTTGGACCTAGACAAACAGGTAATTATACAGTACAAAATAAAGATGGTTCAAGTTTTAACCGTAAAACTTTAGATAAAGACAAAGTAATAGAGAGCGCAAAACGAAATAGAGTAGGTGGAAGAGCAGAGGGTGGACTAGTATCAAGACCCAAGAAGTAATAACAATAAGGCTACCCAGCAATAGTGCTGGCCCCATATAAAAGGAACTATGACTATGCCTGAACTAGCTCAAGTAAAAACTCCTAAAATTGCAGGATTTGTACAATCTCAAGGTGGATCAAAAACAAACAAACGGCGCATTGAAGAAAGCGAAGCCGAACTTAAGGCGCTAATGGAAGAACGGAACAATGACAGTCAGGAACCCGATAGCGAGGCAGTTGAGGCAACCGAAATACAAGATGAAGGTAATCCCAAACAAAAAGAAGCCAACGCTAAAGATAAAGCACAAGAAGATGAAAACTTAAGTAGCGAAGAGAAAACTTATAAGAAACGCTACAGTGATCTAAGAAATCATCTAAACAAGCAAGCTGAAGAGCTTAAAGCTATGAAAGAGCAGCTAAGCAATTCAGGTTCAGTACGTGCTCCTACTAGTGATGAGAATATTGAGGCGTGGGCTAACAAACACCCTGAGATTGCAGGTATAGTTGAGACTATAGCTGAGAAGAAAGCTCAAGAGAAGTTTGACACTGCAGATGAGCGACTAAAGAAGATTGATGAGATAAACGCTACTGCTGAACGTACTAAGTCAGAAAATGAGATAAGAGCTATGCACTCAGACTTTGATGATCTACGGTCTAGTGATGCTTTTCACGATTGGGCAGGCGAACAACCTAAGTGGGTACAGGATGCCCTCTATGAAAACCAAGATGACCCTAAGTCAGTTATACGTGTTATAGATCTGTATAAAGTAGACAACGGCATGGACATCAAAGCTAGGAAGAAGAGCACAAAAAAGGCTGCTTCTGCTGTGATGACTAAACGTACAACTAAACCAGACAGTGATAACCCTGCAGGACACATACGTGAATCACAGGTAAATAAGATGACTGCACAAGAATACGAAGCAAACGCAGACGAAATAATGGAATCTATCCGCAGTGGTAAGTTTATTTATGATATTTCTGGGGGAGCACGTTAAAAAGGTATTGACAATACGTAGATAACTGTTATAACTATGTATGTTAACTAAATAGTGTAAAGCCCTACTATGTAGCTACCTTTACACTATTACTACAAGCAAGCCAAAAACTACTAAGATAAGACCTACCTGATCAAGTACAGGCCCGATAGTTCTACAGTTGGCAAACTAAGAACATATTGCACCCTAGAAAGAACAGCCTCTTACACAGTGTTTAAGCTTAATTTCTATAAGCCAAACATCTATGGAGGATTATACTATGGCTTTCACAACCGCAACAGGTTACGGCAATTTACCTAATGGTAATTTTAGCCCTGTAATCTACTCCAAACAAGTACAGTTAGCTTTTCGTAAAAGCACTGTATGTGGAGACATAACTAACTCAGACTATTTTGGTGAGATTGCTGCTCAAGGCGATACCGTCAAGATTATTAAAGAACCAGAAATTTCTGTCTCGCAGTATGCGAGGGGTACGCAGGTTACAGCCCAGGATTTAGAGGACGCTGATTTTAGCTTAGTCATTGATAAAGCTAACTATTTTGCCTTTAAGATGGACGATATTGAAGAGGCGCATTCGCATGTGAACTTCATGGACCTTGCTACCAATCGTGCAGCTTATCGTTTAGCTGATCAGCACGATCAAGAAGTATTAGGTTATATGTCTGGCTACGCACAGTCTGCATTACATGCCCAAGCAAGTGCTCTTAACACAACTGTTAATGGTTCTAAAGCTGTAAGCACTGCAGGCTCAAATGAGTTGCTATCATCTATGCAGCTTCACAAAGGCGACTTTGGTAACATAACTACTACNTCNGCTGGCACTCACTCAATTCCTGTGACTGCACGTATGCCTGGTGCAACATCGTTGCCAACTGCTACCGTTTCACCTGCGATGATTATTTCACGCATGAAGCGTTTGCTTGACCAACAGCAGGTTGACTCACAAGGTCGCTGGCTGGTAGTTGATCCAGTATTCATGGAAATCTTAGCTGATGAAGATTCACGCTTTATGAACGCAGATTTTGGTGAGTCAGGTGGACTACGTAATGGACTCGTACTTAATAACTTCCACGGTTTCCGTGTATATACTTCGTCTAACTTGCCATCATTAGGCACTGGACCAGGTACTGCAGGAACAGCTAATCAGCTGACTAACCTGGGAGTAATAGTAGGTGGACATGATTCTGCTGTAGCAACTGCTGAGCAGATCAACAAAACTGAAACATATCGTGACCCTGACAGCTTTGCTGACATTGTTAGAGGTATGCACCTTTACGGTAGGAAGATACTTCGGCCTGAAGCTATCGTCACTGCTCGTTATAACGCAGCATAAGGGAGGATATAACTTATGGCTACTTTTGATATGACTTCCGTAGACACCGCTGGTGTTGGAGCAAACGTTCTTGCTGTTCCAACTAATGTCGGTAATACTGTACGCACCATTGAGGCAATCTTAGATATTGATGCTATGATTTCTGCAGGTGCTACTATTGCTAATGGTGACATTTTTCAACTACTAGAAATCCCTGCTGAGTCAGTAATTGTTGCTGCTGGTGCGGAAATTATGAAGTCCTTTACTGCAAGTTGTACTTGTAATATTGACTTCGGTGGTGGAGATGACATCATTGACGGTGCTGCACTAGATGCTGCTGCTGGTACATACCTTGCAAAAGGTAGTAACGGCGAAGCTAACATTGTAAACACTGGTGCTGCATCTAC